AGCGCCGCCACCTCCGCCGCCCTTGATCATGCGCTCCATCAAGTCGTTGGAGCGCTTCAGCTGCTCCAGGGTTGCCTGCTGAGATGCCACCGTCGGGTCCATTCGTCTCTCCTCTCGCTTCGTCGTTGCGTGGGTTGGGATCCGGTCGGTTTTCCGACCACGGACCGCAGTGGGTTGTGGGTCTTACGACGGGCGGGTAGCGCCCGGCGGCAGGCTGTTCTTGTTGCCGAGCTTGCCGGTCAGGGCCTGCTCGAGCTCGGCGCCGCGCTTCAGCTGGGCCTCGGTCTCCTTGGCCAGCAGCTCCTTCACGCGCTTCTCGTGCTGCTCCTTGGTCTCGCCGGCCTGCATCTCGTAGCTGTTCTGCAAGCCGCCGATGGGCGCCGGGGCGGGCTCGCTGGGAGCCGCATTGTCCTTGTGGATGGACGCCGCCGCCTCTCGGATCTCGGAGATCGCCTTCTGCGCGGCTCGGTTGTTGGTGGCGTGCGCCTCGTTGTGCCCACCGTGGGTGTCGACGTGGGCCGCGAGCTGGCCGAGGTGACCGCCCATGGTCTTCGCCATCTCCATCGTGTGGGCGGTCATCGTGTGGGCAGCGTCGAGGGTCTCGCGCATCTCGCGGAGGCTCTCCCGGATCGAGTCGGTGTGATCGTCGTCGCCATCGCCGTCGTCGCGGGTGAAGGTGCCGCCCGCCCGCTTGCAGATGTCCTCGATGATCTTCGCGTCCTCGTTGGTGAGCTTGCTCAGCTCGAGCTTGGCGAGGCGGATGCGTGCGAACTTCGCGGCGGGGGTGGCCATGGGCTTGTTCTCCGGGGTGGTGCGCCCCCGAGTTGGGGTCGCGGGGGGGAGGGAGTGGTGGGCCGTGCCGGCGCCGAGCAACTTGCGCAGCGAGTCGGCCGAGGCATGGCTCAGCGTGATGCAGGTCGGCGCGCCGTCCATCTGGCGCTCGAGCTCTCGAACCAACGGGCCGATGTCGAGCCCGCCGACCTTCGCGCGCAGGAACGGCCGGTAGGCGTTCTCCACCGACGCGCTCACCGGCAGCCCGCTGCCATCCTCTTCCAGGGCCTCCGGGTTGCCCGGTACCGGAACCGGCGACACCTCGAGCAGCTCCTGCTCGAGATAGTTGACGCCGAAGCCGCCGCCATCCTCGCGGCTCTCGACGTACTCCCACTTCTTGGGGTCGAAGCCGACGGAGACCGCGCGGAGGTACTTCCAGACGTACAGCTGGCGAACCAGCCAGGACATCTCGTACACCTCGCGCGGCTTGAAGTAGCCGGCGACGTGGAGTCCGACGCTGTCCACCCGGGTGTAGTCCGGGTCCCATCCGCCGACAGGGAGCCCCTCGGTGTTGTGACACCAGGGCATCGTCGGGCACTTGCGGAAGTTGCGGAGCAGCCAGCCCTGAATCGCCAGCGTCGAGTTGTAGCGGTCGACGGTGTCGTTCGAGGCAAGGAAGAAGAGCGGCGCCTCATCGTCCTTGGGGTTGTCGACGCGAACGTCGGCGATGAGTCCGAGGGCGACCGGCTTGCTGAGGCGGGTGATCTTCCGGTCGGCGAGCTGCTCGAATGCCTGGCGGTTCGTGAGGAACCGGGCGACGCGCTTCGAGCTGCCTGGGATGATCAGCGGATCCACGTGTCTACCTCGCCGCCTTCGCCCGCTTCTTCCGGTTCTCGTTCACGAACTTCACTTCCCCGTTCACGAACTCCAGCGTGAGCAGTCCGTAAGCCTTCGACTTCCTCCACTCCGCGATCGTCTCGTCCGCGTCGATGGCGTCAGCGACCGGATCGATCGGGAGCGTGCTGTCCACCGATTGGAGGGGTGCTGGGGGGGGCATGCGAGCCATCTTGTCGATCGGGTTGGTCTTGAGCGACTTGGCTACCGCCAGCGGGCGGCGACACGGCCGGCGAGGGAGAACGCACACGGGAGGGGGCCCAATCGACCTTCATCGGCGAGCGGTAGCTCATGCGGCAACCTGGTGCGAAGCGGTGGTCCCGTTCTTCACGGGCAGATCCTTGCGGCAGAACTCGAGCACGGTGGCCAGCGCCGCCTCGTAGTCCTTCTTGGTCGGCTTCTTCTTCGGCTTCTTCGCCGGCGCGGGCTCCGCATCCGGATCGACAGCGGGCTCCGGCGTCGGCGGCTCGGGTGGGCCCGCGGTGATGTCGTCGATGTCGGTGGCGAACGGCGCGACGGTGGACGGCAGCGGGAAGATGTCGTCGAACCCGTCGATCGGCGGCTGGTCCGCGGCCTCGCGCCAGGTGTTGAGGCTGAACGCCTGCTTGCAGCCGAGCATCACCGTGAGATTGAACTCCCGATCCTCGGGCACCGGCGACTCGTACTCGAAGATCACGCCCTGGGCGAACTTGTCGTACTCGGGCACGAGCCGGTGCGCGTAGAACGCCTGCCACCACTCGAGCCGAGGCACCAGCGCGTTGACCGCGAAGATGGTTTGCGCGGCCTCGATGGTCGAGCGGTTGCTGGTCTCGGTGATGCCGACGAGCTCCGGCGGCACCGAGTAGATCCCGCGGAAGTCGTCGCGCTTCGCCTTGCGCAGTTCGAGGATTCCCTGGTCCGCGAAGTTGGGCGTCAGCTGGATGAACTTCGCCTTCGCGTTGAGCCATGCCACGCGGAACGCGGAGAGCACGCCGCGGTTGTTCTCCTCCCAGTCCTCGCGGGCTTCCTCCATCGAGTCGGAGTCCGCCTCCATGGAGATGATGCCGGCGGGGGTGGAGTTGTTCTCGAAGACCTGCTTGGCGACCTTGCCCGCCAGCTGGTCGGTGTCGATCTCGTCGCCCAGCGCGAACCCGGCCCAGGTCCCGCGCGCGTACGGGTTCTCCGGGTCGAACCGCTTCATCCACACCATGTCGTGCTCGGGCACCTGCGTCCGCAGCCCGTTGTAGAACACGTCGAAGTAGGGGTAGAGCGGCGACGGGGTCCGGATGACCCAGTAGTTCGGCGCCGGCCAGAGACGGCTCGGCAGCCCGGTGAACTCGTTCCGCTCGATGATCCAGAACGCCTCTCCGACGAGCTCGATCTGGCGCTGCGTGAACTCCATCAGGTCGTAACCCGTCATCGTCGGGTTCGGGTGCTCGAGCAACTCGGTCAGTGGATAGTTGACCACCTCCTCGATGCCCATCTTCGCGCGCAGCTTCTTCAGGCGCTTCTGGCATCGGTGATGATCGCGCGCCCCGCTGCACTGGGACATCATCTGCCGCCGCGCCGAGCGGTACGCCCGGGCCTTCGTCGGCGAGGGGTTGCCCTGCTCGTCGTAGGCCGCGAGCGTGCGCCAGTGCACCGCGGCCATCGCCGTTGAGATCTTGGTGGTGACGGCGAAGATCCACGGGTTGCGCGTGGCGGTGCGGAGCAGCTCGCGCGAGCCCCGCATGGGCGGGTAGCCGTAGGGAACGGCGCCGGCCAGGAAGCCGCGGGTGTTGGTCACCGTCGGGTCGGAGAACACCTCACCGGCGGTGTTGCCGGGCGCGTTGGAGCCCTGAGCTGGGAGCCAACCGGGCTGGCCCCAATTCGGGTTGCCGAGCGCGATGCCCAGACCCACGCTCAACCCGGTGCCGATGGCGCGGAGAGCTCGAGCTGCGAGGCTGAGCCGGGGCCGTGCCGCCGGCGCGACCGCCACTGCCGGCGGCGTACGCTTGGACTTGGCCATGCGGTCACCGTAGAGGCGGGCTCTCGTCTTGAGCGACTTAGCTACCGCCCCGTTCGGGGCGTAGAAGGCACCCGTTCCCCTGGAGTAGCTTTGGGCATCCGAAAACGGAGCGACTGGTGATCATCAAGACTAAGACGCTGCTCTACACGCTCGATGTGGAGCGGTTCGAACTCGAGGAATTGCGCGAGTGGGCGCAGGACAAGGTTCGGTCGGCTGGGCGCCGCGCTCAACTCACGCCGTCCGAGACCCGTGCCCAGGAGTTCATCGAGATCGCCACGCGGATGCTCGAAAAATGAGCGCCGATCGTCCCATCTGCGAGTGCACTGCCACCGATCCGGGCCCGAGCGGCGCGTGCCGTCGATGCGGCGGGAGCCTGATTTCGTTCGCTCACCCTGGACCCAAGACGCTGACGATGGCGAACGGCTCGACCATCAAGGCGATCGACACGCCTCGAGTTCGCGACGCCCTCGAAGATGTGGTGGAGATGCTCTCCAGCCCGCACGACCCCCTGCAGAAGCACCTCGACCTGCTGGCGGCAACGACTGACGGGCTCGGGTTCGAGCCGCGCCTGATTCTCGTCAGCACGCCGCACCCCAGCGAGCGCGTCCGCTCTCCCTTCGATGCGCTTCGGCGGGAGATGCGCGGCGAGACCGGATGGAAGGGAACGCCGTCGGAGCCGGAACTGCTCGAGCACTCCATCGTGCCTATCTGCGCGACGCCCGAGCCGAAGCTGGACGCGAATCAGGGCAAGGGCCTGGCGTTCGCTCGCTTCATGCGCGACAAGGCCCGGGAGGCAGCAACGGGGGTTGCCGTGCCGCGCCCGGAGATTGGTGGCGTGCCGGTGTCGCAGGCCCTGGCGGGTGACCCGCTGTTCCTCGGAATGCTGAGCGGGCGAATCGCCGCCACTCGTGGTCCCGTTGTCCGCATCCAACTGCGGGGTAGCGTCGCCATGGCGCCAACGCTGGAGGAGCAGGTGCAGGACAAGCGCATCACC